CAAAATTAGATGTATTAAAAAGTTATGTGGCTGATCATTTAGAGACTGATCCAGAAGCAAAAGTAGTTATCTTTACATCTTGGGTCGGCATGCTTTCTAGAATTAAAGAAGTTACTGGTGGGACTACATATACGGGAAGTATGAATGCAAAAGAGAAAGAAGCAAGTAAAGAAAAGTTTCTTACAGACCCAGATTGTCGTGTCTTTATTTCATCAGATGCAGGTGGTTACGGTGTAGATTTACCTATTGCAAATTTGTTAATAAACTATGACCTGCCTTGGTCTGCGGGTTTAGCCGTCCAGAGAAATGGACGAATTAAACGAGCATCTAGTAGATGGCCAAGCATAATTATTCAAGATATTATTGTAAAGGACTCTATTGAAGAACGACAATTTGAAATGCTTCAACAAAAAAACGCAGTAGCAGACGCAGTAATGGATGGAATGGGAATTAATTCTAAAGGCGGAATTGACCTAACCGTGGGAAGTCTGATAAGTTTCCTACAACAACAGAGACCTTGAGGGGGTTAACATGGCAAGAATAAAAGAAGAAGAACCTAGAGTGGCTTCAATAGATGACCTTGAAGCACAGGCTAAGCAATATATATTTTTTAAAAAACAAGTTGAATATTTTGAGTCAGAATTAAAACTATTAAAAGAAAAAATATTTGAAGTTGTAGATACCAAAGGTGAAGTCGATGGCAATGGAAATATATTTGTAGAACTCCCAAATGAAATTGAAGGCGTAAGAATGTTACAAAAACAACGTCGTGTGTCTAGAAAAATTGAAGAGGGAGTTGCAGAACAAATTATTGCCGACAAGGGAATGGAAGAGCAACTATATAAAACAGTTCGAATTGTAGATGAAGATGCTTTAATGGCGGCTCTTTATGAAGGTCAATTAACTGAAGAAGAGATTGATCAAATGTATCCTCAAAAAATTGTTTGGGCATTAGTTTTAAACAAGAAGTAATTATGGCTGGATTACGTGGAGACGACGAGATTCTAGAGGCGTTTGCTAATTTAGAATACATACCAGGTTCTAAAAGAAAACGTCGTAAAGAAGATCCAAAAGTTTCTCGCCGTAAAAACGGGGAGAGTAATGGTTGGGATGCAAATCCAATCATTAAAACACTGGGTGGAAAAGAAACAGAAGTTTTTACTATTAGTGCATTAGCACTAGCGTTAGAAAAAACAATTGTTACTGTCCGCTTATGGGAAAGAAAAGGCTACATACCTAGAGCACCTTATAGACTTCGATCTAAAACTCTAAAAGGAGAAAAAATTGGAGGAAACAGGGTGTACACACGACCATTGATTGAGTCCGCCATTGAAGAGTTTTCAAGACGTGGCTTACTAGGGTCTGCTCGTGTAGAGTGGTCTAACCAAGATGACCTAACAGAGGCTTTAATAAGTCGATGGAAGGAAATCACAAACCTAGAGAGCCAGTAGTGATTAAGTTTGTACAGCGATACAACATCCTCCGTGCCTCATTACCGAAAGAAGAAACAAATGCCAATAACCAAACCAACAAATGATGTTGCAGAAAATCCTGCAAATTATTTAGATGAAGATAGTGAAACTGCAGAACCAAAGATTGGTACTACAGTTCAACAAGGTTGGGAAGCAGCAGAGGCTCTTTTAACTGAGAACTCTTCAGAGTTTCCAACAGAGTTTCGTTTTTCTGAACAACCACAATTAATCAAATTCTTAGAAGACGGACCTTTCCGTGTCTATGAGCAGCATTGGATTGAACGTCCAACTGGCAAAAAATCTTTTGTTGCTTTAGCAGAAAATGATCCATTTACTGACATTCTTGGAAGTAAACCACGTTCACGTTTTGCATTTAATGTGCTTGTGTTAACTGGCGAAGCACAGGGTGTGCAGATCCTTACAGCACCTCCAACACTTGCAAGACTAATTAAAAAGTCTCATGAAGATGAGCGAAAAGGACCTCTGTCAAAAGAGTTCTGGGAAATTTCTCGGATGGGTACAGGGCCTACAACAAACTACACTATGGAGTTTGTTCGTGGTCGTGACCTAGCGGAGGAATGGAAGTTGAACCTCGATGAGGTTCAAGAACTAGTAGCACGGGCTGTTCCGTATACAGCCGAAGTAATTCGAGAGACCCCTCGCTCCGAAATGCTTAAGATTGCTCGTTCCTTGGTCTAACCAAGATTCCAATGTGGCGGAGCCTGTTTATTTCCGTTTTCAGGCTCCACCACCTAACTTATTAGTGAGGGAAAATAATGAACATTATTACAACTAAAGAACAACTTAAAAATCTGGTTGAGCATTACTCATCAGTAAATGCATTTGCATTTGATGTAGAAACAGTTGGAGAAAACAGGATTCAACCTGTGGTAAATGACGTATTGTGGATTTCTTTAGCAACAGAAGGAAGAACAGATGTAATTCCCATGGGTCATCCTAATGGGGAATTTTTACGTTGGGATAAAGAACTTTTGTTAAGTGGTCAACGTAAGGCAGTTGCTGGTAAACCTTTAACAGATGCCGACTATTCTAAAAATCAAGCAAAATGGAAACCAGTATTTGATTTACCACCAGAACAATTACTACCTGGAGAAGTGTTTCAAGCATTAAAACCATTGTTTTTTAGTGACAAACTAAAAATAGGACATAACATTAAATTTGATTTAAAATCAGTTGCTAAATATTATCGGGGAGTCGTTCCCTCAAAACCATTTTTTGATACTTTAATGGCAGCATTTATCATTGACAATAGAAATAGAATAGCCTTAAATCTTGCTGCTTGTGCTGAAAGAGAGTTAAGTTTAAAAGTAGAAAAAGGCGTAGGTGCAGAAGTTGAGGCTCACGCTTTTTCTGTTGTGGCTAAATATGCAGGCATAGATGCAGAAGTAACTTGGAATTTATATAAAACTTTTTCTCCCAAATTACAAAATGGATTAAAAGATGTATGGGATTTAGAAATGGGATTAATTCCAGCATTGTGTGATATGGAACTAACTGGTGCAACAATTGATGTAGAAGAACTTACTTCCTTAAAAGCAAGTCTTGAAAAAGACATTGATTTAGCAAAGGCTAAGGCTTGGAAACTAACTGGCAAACCTTTTGCTATGAATTCAGTAAAAGAAAAACAAGAATTGTTGTTCTCTCCTAAACCAGAGGGTCGTGGCATTAAACCAAACTTACGTGTACGGGTAGCCCTCACCGCAAGAGGACAAGCCGTTGCAGCAACTGATGCAAGTAATTTAACTATCTATCATTATTCTGTTTCATCAGATGCTCTTGAATTTTATAGGTCTAAAGATGAGTTAGTAGATGCAATCCTTGAGTATCAAGATTTAAATAAATTAATGACAACTTACGTTATGCCATATTTAGGTGGAGAAGTTACAAGGACTACAATGGGTAAGGAAAAAGTTTTTGATAAAAAAAGTTTGTTAATTAATGGCAGAGTTCATACTAACTTTAAAGCCCATGGAGCAGAAACTGGAAGATTTTCTAGCAGCGATCCAAACTTACAAAACATACCTAGTGCAGGAGAGTATGGAAAGTTAATTAGAAACTTATTTGTTGCACCTCCTGGATATAAACTAATAGTTGCTGATTACTCTCAGATTGAACCTAGAATTATTGCTTCTTTTTCTAAAGATCCAATTATGGTAAAAAATTATTTAGATGGAGAAGACATATACACAACCATTGGCAATACAATGGGAGTAGATCGTAAAGCGGGAAAGGTTCTTGTTCTTTCTATTGCTTACGGTGTTGGCCCAGAAAAAATTGCAGCAAGTATTGGCTGTACAGTTACTGATGCAAAAAATTTATTAAATAGATTTACAGAAAAATTTAACGATATTTCAAAATATAAAGCCAAAATTATTAGACAAGCCTTGGCAAAAAGTCCAGTTCCATATGTTCCCACTGTATATGGACGCAGAAGATATTTGCCAGATTTAAAAAGTAAAGAGATAGGTTTAAGAGCAAGGGCTGAAAGACAAGCATTTAACACAGTAATTCAAGGATCTGCAGCAGATTTAATGAAGTTAGCAATTATTAGAGCCCACTCTTGTTTAGTAACAGAACCTGATGCCAATGTAATTTTGACTGTGCATGATGAACTTGTTACAGTTGCTCGTGAAGATCTAGCAGAATCGGTTGCCGAAGCAGTTAGAGAATCAATGGAAGGCGTAAACATCCCAGCAATTATTGTTCCACTAATTGCCGATGTAAAAATAGTAGACAAATGGGGAGAAGCAAAATGAGCAACGCAGACTGGTGGTCTAAACAATTAGGTGTGCAACCTGCAGCACCAGTTGCACGCCCTGCAGATATTCCAATGCCACCATCACAACAACCTATGACACCTTATGTTCCACCACAACCTCAACAACCAAGCATTCGTATTGGAAGCACAGGTCAAACTCAGTTATGTCCTGACTGCAATAGTAATAATTATATGGCTGTTCAAAACGCTGCTCCAAGATGCTACGACTGTGGGTATCCTTTACAACAATCAGGAAGTAAATTTGGCTCACTAACTGGTGCAAAAGTAGAAGGAAATATAAAATCTTCTATAGGTAATGACACGCAAAGTAATTGGAATCCACAAGGAATCATTGGGAGAATAGAGTAATGAATGACGAAGCCAAAAAGATTGTTGCTCAATTAAATAAAAAGTTTGGTAATAATGTTGTAGTAATTGCTTCCGATATTCGTAGTGATTTGGTTCCTAGAATTACGTCTGGTTCAACTACCTTAGACTATGTTCTTGGAGGGGGATTTCCTGGAAATCAATGGAATGAATTAATAGGAGAACCTTCTCACGGAAAAACTGCAGTTGCTTTAAAAACTATTGCAGCAAATCAAAAGTTAAACCCAGAACACACAACAGTGTGGGTAGCCGCAGAACAATGGGTCCCTGACTATGCAGAAATGTGTGGGGTAGACACTTCTAGGGTAATTGTTATTGAAACAAACATTATGGAAGAGGCGTATCAGGCTGTAATTGAATTTGCTGAATCAAAATCAGTAGATGCAATTGTTATTGATTCTTTGCCTGCTCTATCTCCTGCTCCTGAAATGGAAAAAGATATGAATGAAATGACTGTTGGTAGAGGTGCATTACTTACCAATAAGTTTTTTCGAGTTGTTGGTTCTGCAATTAAAAGAAGTCTTGTAGAAGATGAACGTCCTGTTTTAGGATTAATAATTAACCAATATCGAATGAAGATTGGCGTAATGCATGGCGACCCAAGAACAACTCCAGGAGGAGAAGGAAAAAATTATGCCTTCTTTACAAGATGTGAGATCCGCAGAGACGAATGGATTGAGGTTGGACCTAGCGGTAATAAAGTTCGTATTGGACAAAGAATTAAAGTTAGAACATTAAAAAATAAAACAGCACCTCCACAAAGAGTTGCTTATTTTGATTTTTATTTTGCAGATGGAGGTCATTGTTTGCCAGGAGAATACGATTTTGCAAAAGAAATTGCAGCACTAGCAGTTGTAAAAGGAATAATAGATCGTAAAGGTGGGTGGTATTACTATGGAGAAAGAAAGTGGCAGGGAATTGAACCAGTCATTGATAGTATCCGTGGCGAAATTGATCTCAAGGAAGAACTACAAAAGGTTGTACTTAGTTCCTCCGATGTACCGATGGCTGGAGGTTCTGACAATGATTGAAAGTAAAAAATTTATAGTAAACGATGAAGCATGGGCGCATGATTTAGAAAAAGGTGTAGAAACTTATACAGACATGCTTTTTGAAGCCGTGTGGGAAGGTGACGAAGATGAAATTTTAGAAACGCTTTCAGGAGAACCATTCTGTGGTTGTTCTCCTTGTTTTTGGCGTGAAACAATGTTCTATATTGTTCCTCGTTTGCTGGAGGGCTACGAGAGTGGCAAAATAGAACTTGAAGACTGAAGGACAAAAACAATCTCAGAAGCATGAGAAGAGACTTGCTAAAAAAGTTAACGGTTCTCGTAATGCTGCTTCTGGTGCGTTTTGGTCACGTAAAGGCGATGTAAGGTCAGCCGACCTGCTGATTGAACATAAGTGGACTGGTAAAAAACAGACTACTATAAAGTCTATAGTCTTAAAGAAAATAGTAAGAGAGGCAATTCTAGATGGAAGAATGCCAGTACTTGGTATCCATTTAGATGGGGAGAATTACGTGGTTCTCCTTGAAGACGACTTCATAGAAATGCTAGAGAAAGTCAAGGATGCCTAACACATGGATGAACCAGAGTATGCCTGGAGATACGAAGCAAGATGTTCGGGACAAGACACCGACATCTTCTACCCTCCTCGTGATAAAGAGCAGTACAAGGACATTGCTGATCAGGCCAAAGCATTTTGTTTTGGTGAGACAGGAAAAAACCATTGTCCAGTACGTGCCCAATGTTTGTGGGATGCCGTTAAAAGAGATGAGCCACACGGAATCTGGGGTGGGTTAAGCCACAGAGAACGTAATGCTTTAATGAGAAAGTGGCAAAAGAAATACAAAAAGAAAATGTCCCTAAGAGAATTTATTTTCAGTACAGACAAGGAATACTAATGGCAACACCTAAGACAGACTTACAGAAGTTCCTTGATACTAAAAAGGCTGATACTAGATTAATAGGGGACATAGAACGTCACCTAATGAGACAGCCAGAGTCAGATAGAAGGACGGACGTACTTCATCCTTCTGAAATTATTAAAGCCGATTGGTGTCACAAGTATGCTTATTATCTATTAAATGGTGGTAAGGTTAAAAAAGAAAAACCCAATCTTCGCCTTCAGAACATCTTTGATGAAGGACACTTCATCCATGCTAAATGGCAGAACCGACTAGCAGATATGGGTGTCTTGTATGGGAACTGGTACTGTGAAACAGACAATAGATCTGAGTGGGGAGTTAGTTCTGAGGTAAATAATGGCCCTTCAGTCTTTGAGTACAAAGAAGTTCCCCTAGTTTATGAACCTCTTCGTATTCATGGCCATGCAGATGGCTGGGTCAAAGGTATTGGAGATGATTGTTTAATTGAAATTAAATCTATTGGGGCAGGAACACTTAGGTTTGAAGCGCCAGAGTTACTCTACGATGCAGATGGTGACTTAACAAAGGCTTGGAAAAACATTCGCCGTCCATTTAGGACTCACTTACTTCAAGGTCAGATGTACTTAGAGTTAGCCAAGAGACAATTTGGCGATGGTGCTCCTAATGAAATCGTCTTTATTTATGAATTAAAAGCAGATCAAGATTATAAAGAGTTTACAATCAAATCTGACTATTACGTAGTAGAAAGAATCTTTAATGCTGCACAGAAAGTAATAGATGCAGTTGACGCAGGTGTTTCACCTGCCTGTAATGTCGATCCTGCTGGCTGTAAGTACTGCTCTTTGATTGGAAAGTAATGAGTGAGATAGAAGTCTTAATGAAGAGGGGCCTTGCCCTACCAAAGCCACAGTACGAACAAGCAGTATTACCACCTGACATTACAGAGTTGAGCAGTGAAGACTTAGCCATAATGTTTACTACTCTTACTGGTTGGGCCGATTACTTTGCTTCGCAGTTAGTTCAGGCTCAACTTAGTGAGCGTGAGGCTCAGAGAGCCTTAGACATGGCTGAGAACAAACTGCTCATACTCAAGATGGGAGCAGCCTCAAAAGGCTCAACCGTAAGTTTAGCCAAGGCTCAGATTGCTACCGATCCAGAGATTATCCAATTAGGAGATACCTATGAGGAACGGTATGCTTATCGCAAGATCTTAGAGATGATGCTCTCAAATCAAGAACGAGACATCACTTTAGTTTCGAGGGAAATAACACGGAGAACAAACGAGTCCCGAATGGGACGGAGGGATACATTTATAACATGAAAAAAATACTTATTGTATTTAGTTTATTAATTACACATTCTGTTGTATCCATGACAGGAGCACAGGCTGAGCAGTGTGCGGTTATGGGACCGAATGGATGCATACTAACTGAGGCGCAAGCACAGGCTTCAAATAACGGGGGTGCGGGTCAATGTAATGCCTCAAATCCTTGTGGAACTTGGGCGGTAGTTGATCCTACTAACACAGTTACTAATGTAATTGTGTGTCAACCGTCTGTATGTGGTTCTGGAAATTTTGCCAACAACACTGTTGTGCTACAAGTTCCTGCCAATGATTCTGGTCAACCCCAGGGAAGTGTTTTTGTTAATGACCCTACTCCAGAACAAGTTGTTACTTATGATCCATCTACAAAAATGTTTACACAAGGAACAGTTGGATTTTCTGCTCCCGTTGAAAGAACTGAAATAGTTGACACAGCAATTCTTACTGCAACTATAAACTCTGAGTTACGTACCTTTGATTCTAACAGTTTTGTTAATGGTCAGATGCAATTTACTCCTGTTGTAACTTCAACAACGGGTGCAACCATTTCTGTGATTGAAGGATTAACAAAAGAAATGGCAATGTTTGAAACTCCAAAAACAAGAGCACAACTTCAAACAGCGGTTGCAAACAAGTTGTTAGTAATTCAAAAATATTTGCATAAATACTATGTATTACTTGGTGGATGGCTAATTGATTAAGAAAGTAATTTTGCTTGGGTTGGTGTTGCTTAACAGCGTACAAGCATTACCAACCCAGGCAGAGCCTCTCCCATCTATAGCAGTGATTGACAGTGGGATAAATACCTCTTTGTTTAAAGATAGCCTTGTTTATGAAGTATGCATTGTTTCTGAATTTACTTGCCCTAACGGTAAACAAATAATGGAAGGAGTAGGAGCGGCTAACACTCCTATATCTACAAACAAGGTATTAAAACATGGCACCGCTATAGTTTCTGCAATTTTACAAAACAATCCTTCAGCCAAAATTGTTATGATTAGAATTGTTGGTATAAATTCTGAAGGAAATCCTGCTGATTATTACTTAGAAGATATAGATATGGCGTTGAGATGGGTAGTAAACAATCAAACAAAACATAACATATCTGTAGTTAACATCTCTCAAGGTAACACCTTTTCTACTTGTAAAGTATCTGCAACTTTTAAAAAAGATGTACAAACTCTAAAAAAAAGAAATGTTCCAGTAATAACTGCAGTTGGTAATGATGGCAACAACAAGCCTGTTTGGTCTCCAGGTTGTTGGAAAGACACTGTTTCTGTCGGAGCAAAAGATTTAAACGGAACCATAAAACCTTATAGTAATTTAAAAGGAAAAGTTGATTTTTATGTAAACGATGACTATAGTGTGACAACTATGAACGGCTTTACGCAACCAACTTATGGAACCTCTATTTCAACTGCAGTAATTTCAGCACAGTGGTTATTGCAAAAAAACAACACTTATGTTTTAACTTATAATAGTATAAAAAATAAATTACAAGAAAGGATTCAAAAATGATTATTGGATTAGCAGGATTTGCGGGATCTGGAAAAGATACAGTTGCTAAATTTTTAATAGAAGATTGGAATTACAAAAGGTATGCATTTGCTGATGCAATTAAAGAAACTTTGTATGATACTAATCCATTTATAGATAAAGAGTTGCGTTTAAAAACATTAGTTGATAAATATGGATGGGATTATACAAAAAATAATTATCCAGAAGTTCGAAGACTATTACAAGATTTTGGACTTTCTGGTCGTAATCATTTTGGAAAACTTCATTGGGCTCATCAAGTATTTAAACAAATTAATTTTGATCATAAAGCGGTAATTACTGACATAAGATTTTGGAATGAGGCTGATCAAACTCGGGTATATGATTTTGCCGAAGTATGGAGAGTTCATAGGCCAGGAGTTGGTCCTATTAACAACCATAAATCAGAACTTGATTTAATAGATTATGAATATGATGCAGTTATTGTTAATGATTCAGATCTTGAATCTTTAAAATTAAAAATAAATCAAGAAATGACAAGGGCTATTTTAAAAATGCCTAATTCGGATGTTAATGTCTTCAAAAGTTTTTGACGGCGATTTATCAAAAAACACTCCTGTAACTTTAGGCATTGATCAATCTTTAACTGGATTTGCTTTAACTGTTTTACAGTTTGAAGATCCAACAAAATATATTACTTGGGTTTACAAGTCCCCATATTTTGGTGTTGAAAGACTTGTTGATATTAGGCAATGGTTAATAGATCATTTTAATTACTTAAGGGAAAACAATAATACAATTTTAGATATAGCCATGGAAGGAACAGTCCTTGCTAGCCATGCTGCCCTTGTACTTGGAGAGTTATCAGCCACAGTTCGTCTAGCAATTTTTGATTACTTTGATGAAGGTGACTTAAGAAAGTACCCATTAAAAGTTCCACCCATGACTCTTAAAAAATTTGCAGCAGGTAAAGGAAATGCTAAAAAACAAGAGATGTTATTGCAAATATATAAGAGGTGGGGCATAGAATTTAATGATGACAATGCCGCAGATTCTTACGCTCTTGCAAGGCTCTTAGGAAAAAACTTCTATAATGAGGTCGAGAAGGCAGTTGCCGAACAAATGAAAGATCCTAAATACAGAGACGCCCCAAGACTTTAGCCTTACCCTATGTTCTAGGAGCGGTACATAAATTCGACCCAAAGGACTACTAGACATGACAACTTCACCTGAAATCCCTGTTTCTAATGACGAACCGTTTTTAAGAGTTAGTGCAAGTTCAAATCCTCAAAGCGTTGCATCAGCAATTGCTCATGCTATTTATGAAAAGCACGAAGTAAAATTACGTGCCGTAGGTGCGGGGGCAGTAAACCAAGCAGTGAAAGCAATTGCTATATCTCGTGGCTATGTAGCCCCTAGAGGTTTAGATTTAACCTGCAAACCAGGATTTACTACTATTGAATCCCGTGACGGAGAAATTTCCGCCATTGTATTCGCCATTACAGCAAGTTAATTTAGTTCTATCCTTAGACATACACTAAGGAGTCACCATGGCAAATTGGACAGATATGGGTCACGCAATGCGACGTCGCATGGGCGCACCTTCAAACCATCTAGAGTCAGCAGGTACTAAAATGAAAAAAGATATAAGCCCAGATCAATACACCCCATCTGGTGCAAATGCAACATTTACTAATGTAAGTGGCACACCTTCTGTTGGTACATTAATGCCAAAGAAGAACACTCAAGCAGCACAGCCAATGTACGGTACAAAAGCAAATAGAAAGAATGTACTTGTAGCAGATGCTGTAGCGTCTGAGCGCAAAGGTGCTGCACATAGAATTACTGCATCAATGCCTTGCATTGATCCTTGTGCAGGTTCAACTATGACTAATGCAAGAACTATTCCCTCTGTATCAGGACGTCAAAATCCTAATTTCCAAGGTGGAATGGGTAGCGACTACTAAAATGGCATCATTGTCGAATTCACAATTCGGCGCTAATAACTCGATGACGCCACAAACGCCAGATGTAGATACGCCGCTATCATTTAGTTCTTCTACAGCAGGATCTGCTGCTCAAGCAACTGCATGGAAAAATAGAAGTCTTGGTGGCGGTAGACCTTTAGCATTATCAAAAAGAACAATGGGCACAACTTTTAATTGGGATGATACTTCTACAAACACATCAGTTACACCTACTATGGGTGGTAGAAATCCAAATGCTTAGTAATGAGCAGTTTGCTAATTTAGCCAATGAAGGTGGCGCCAGCCGTAGTTTTAAAACTGGTGAATCTCCTAAAGGTCCTGGAGTTATGGTTTCAATTCCTGGTGCTGAAAAGATCACTAACGCACCATACACTGCAGAACAAGCAAAAAGTTTTAAAGAAGAACATGCAGCAAAAGCAACAGATGATGTTTATCAAGGTGCATGGAAATCTGGTGGAAAAATATTTGCTGATATAAGTGTAAAACGTAAAACATTGCCAGAGGCACGCAAGTCTGGCGTAGAAACCAAACAAATTGCTGGTTATGATTTGGGTGGAACGGATGTAAGACGCCCACAGGGTGGTAACGTTTATTTTGGTCGCAAAGTTCCTGGTGTTGAATCTAACCCAGAATTTGTAGCAAGCGCACATCGAACAGCAGAGTACGAAAGAATGGAACCAAAACCAAAGGCTCAAGAATTTGCAGAACAATCTCAAATAAGTCGTGGTTCTACATACAAAGGTAAAAAAATTTCAGTAAATGAGGTTTATGCAACCATTGCAAAAAACCGCAGAGATAGAGGTGTGTAATGGCTGGTGGAGTTAATAATCTTTCAGCATCACAAAACTGGCAATCTCTTGGTGGTGGAGGTCTTTATGGCTATAACAATCAGGGTGGTGCAGGAACTCCTATAGCCCGTAGTGCAATTGATGAATCTCGCATGGGTATTGGTCGCATTCCATCTGCAGAATATCCAGATGGTTATCTTGGCACAATGCGATCTCGAAGAGATGATCGTCTATTAGATTCTATTAAGAACCGTGTAAATCAGAAGGCTTATCAACGAGGTGTTCACAAGGGTGAGCGCATTGAACCTTCTATGTATTATTGGCCAGAACAAATACATCCAATGACTGGCATTGAACGTCAAATGAAAGCAAAGTTAGTAAATATAAATGGCGCAGTTGTTTATAGATCAGAAAGAAGCGCACCACAGACACAACTAACTCCTGCTCCTCATTTAGTAAATGATGGTAAAGCAAACACTGTTGCAGACCAGCCTGGAGAAATTAACGCAAGACGTCAAGCAATGCTTGCTTATTTGAGACCTGCGTGGGCATAATATGGCTTACTTTGGAGTAAATCCCCACGGTCGTTGGGATCAGAATATTGCTCAAGCACAGTTTAAAGACCATGTAGAAAATGTTATTAAAAAGTACCGTGAAGCATCTCCCGCATTTGTTGAAGGCGGACATCAATGGTATGAAAAGGCACATGAGGAAGCAACCAAACTTGGTGGCGGAGACACAAAACGTGGCGCAGGAATTATTGCGGCATTATCCCCATTAAGTGATTGGGATAGAAATGTTAGAGAGGCAAAGGAGTTAGTAAAGACTGGCGATGTTAAGAGCGCCCTCCTTCCAGCAAATGTTGCAAAAGCCCAAAGAATTCATGCAGGAGAAGAGCCAGATAAGGTATTAGGCGGACACAAA